AAGAACTTAGTCTTTCAAAGCTCAAACCTCAGGTTAACTGGGGTGAGTTTATGCATTCTAGACAACAGTTTTCTTTCGAAAAGTCTGATGTTGATGACTCTGTGAAGTCTTATCTTCGCAAATTCATTGTAAATCCGGATTATAAGTATTGTAGCCAGATGATTTGTTCCACTTATCATCGGCGTACTACGTATACCCATAAGTTAGAATATATTATTGCGGTTTATTTAGATCAAGTCCCAGAGTTTGCAGATTCTCACTCCTGGGATTATAATACTTTGGCCAATTTTCTTTTAGATGAGTCTATGGATATAGATACCATCCCCGTTTTTGGGATAACCTATAATCCCTCTGTTTATGAGAAGTTATCTACATCTTTTGTGCAGTATACTGACTCTTTTAATTCATTTTTTTTAAAGCACTATCCTAAGCTCGCTCTTATACCAGTTGCGCTTCCGATAGTATACATGTTTTCTACAACTGTTTCTACCATGTATGGTCTTTATAATACTTATTCTGCTTCTTCAGAATCAGGTCATAATAGAAGCGCTAAGAACAATGTGCGATTTACTAAACCTCCTTCCATGAAGTATGCTCAGAAGGCAGCAGGCATTGTTCCACAAGCTATGTTGTCCTATGATAAGAGTAATGTTGAAATATTGAATAAGGTTGTTGCCCGAAATGTTTACGAGATTATTCTCCCTAATAATGACGAGCCTTCTGGTTTCGCCACTTTTATCAAAGGGAATATTTTTATGCTTAACCGTCATTTCGTTTCTCTTTGTATAGCTAGACTTGAGGACGATCCTGGTTTCATAAAGGATGTTTTTCGTTTGCGTAGACCTAATACTGACGTTTATATACACCTTCCCATAACCTTACTATTTAATTTTAAGGTTAGTGACGTTTTAGATGATCAGGATGTTGCTTTCGTAGAATGTCCTAAACATGTCCCTCAACATGCGGACATAACCAAATATTTTGTTTCCCGTTCTGAAGTTCACAAGTTTAAAGACTTGGTCTTTCGTCTCGTTATACCATCGCACAATCAGTATAGATCTTGGCTCGGTCGTGCCGAACCTGTAGATACTATATCTGTCTTAGATACCACTGTACCTTATGTAATTAGAACTGGTTATAAGTATATGGCTATGACTCAAGTCGGTGATTGTGGTTCTCTTTTTACTTTGTGTTCTGTACACTCTAACGCAAAGAAGATTTTGGGCATACATACTGCTGGTAGTCCTGATGGTTATTCATATTCTACTGCAATTTTTGAGGAGGATCTTGTTGAGATTCTTGCTATGTTTCAAGATCAAGTTGTTATTGATTTAGAAACAGAAGTTTATCCACAGTCTTATTTTTCCCAAGAAAATTCGTGTTTCACCAGTCTTTACAAGACTGATAAACCTATAAGTACACCTGGAACCTCTAAAAAGATTCGATCAGAGCTTTATGGTAAGGTTTCTCCTGTCCGAACTGCTCCTAGCAAACTTAAACCTTTCTATAAGGATGGCATTCTCGTTGATCCTATGCAGAAAGCTCTCTCTCAATATTGTCAGAATTCTTTTTATATACCAGATTCTATACTCGATCCTATTATAGATCAGATGTATGATGATTTGGTTTCAACTAGTCCCAATTTTAATGATCCACGTATTTATTCTTTTGAAGAAGCTGTCTTGGGTCTTGAAGGAGATCCTCTTTTTACCTCAGTTTCTCGCACTACTAGTCCTGGTTATCCTGACAATGTGGATCCTCTTGTAAAAGGCAAAGGTAAAACTCATTGGTTTGGCTCTGACCAGGATTATGATCTAGCTAATGCCAATTGTAAACAACTCAAGAATGAAGTTCTTCAAATCATTCGTGATGCTAATATACTTAAGCGTCATGAACATATATACTCTGATTTTCCTAAGGATGAAGTTAGAACTCTTGAGAAAGTTTCTGATGGTAAGACTAGAGCCGTTTCTTGTAGCCCTCAAAGGCTAGTCTTTGCATGTAGGATGTTTTTTGGAGCTTTTGTTAGATGGATCACTGGCAATAAGATTTCAAATGGTTCAGCTGTTGGTGTCAATCCTTATTCTAATGATTGGGACTCAATTTCTAAGAACATGAATAGCAAAGGTTCTGGTCGTAACAAAGGTGCTGGCGATTATGCTAAGTTTGATGCCAAGGAAACTGCTATTATTCATATGAAGCTTCTGAATCTTATTGAGAAGTTTTATGGTGATGATGGAAATGCGAGGATTCGATATATTCTCTTTTTGGAACTTATTGATTCAAAGCATATTACTAATGATGTGGTCTACTCTTGGTTTGGCTCTTTACCTAGTGGCAATCCCTTGACGACCACTATTAATAACCTTTATAATCATTTTTGTTTTAGGTATTGTTGGTTGGCTTCTCATTCTTTTGACTTATCATGTTTGTCACTTTTTCTCGCTCATGTATATCTTCTTGTTCTTGGTGATGACAATATATTTTCGGTTACTCATGAGAAGCTTCCCATATTTAACATGTTGACTATTGAGCAACATATGTTAGAGGTCGGCATGACTTACACTTCCGATGACAAGGATAGTGCGATTGGCGAAATGAAGACCTTAGAGGAAATCACGTTTTTGAAGCGACATTTTCGGTTTTGTAATGTCATTCAAAGATATGTAGCACCTTTGTCTCTTTTCACTATTGTAGAAATGCTCAACTGGACTACTAAGGGTCCAGAACAACTTACCATTACTGATGGGAACGTTCGAACTGCTTATTTAGAACTTTCTCTCCATGATAAAGATGTTTTTGATGTTTTTACCTCCAAAATTCGTTTAGCTGTTGATGCTGCGAAAATAAAACACCCACCTAGTACTTCCTACTTGCAGTGTCTTCTCACTTGCACAGCTATGGATTCCCGATACTAGGTTATTAAAGCCTAAATATGCTTACAACTGTTCTATACCCATATATTGGTACATCTCCGCAAAGAGAATTTGTCTTCCCACATATAGCCGTGATTTTTCCATATGTCTTGTAATACGGAAATTTCTAAGCGAAAGTTGACAAAACTACAGGTCCCTATTTAGGGTTACTGATCAGTCTTTCTGTGTTATTTTCATCAGACAGATCAAACAAGACTTAGGGCGCGCAAGCTTATGGCTTCTTGCGTATGCCGACATAAATACAGTCACCCCGAAAGTAATATTTCTAATGTTATGGTCGCGACGAATGGCGACCCCATGGATAACGCCATGGCTTCTGGTAGCACCACTAATTTCATCTCTGATGCTGCCAACGTTAATACTGCTATGATATCTTCCCCTGTGGATGTTGGGAAGATGTTTAATGCAAATATGTCTTCTTATACTGAGCAAGACATAAAAGAATTCCTTAGGAAACCCGTTGTCATAGCAACTAATGTATTCACTGCTGGCGATACCGGAATTCTTCTTAACAACAATATATATGTTAATATGCTTACTAATGCGGTTTATTCAAGCAAATTAGTTGGTAATTTCGCTATTAGAGCCAAACTCGTCGTCAGAATTGTAGTTAATGCTAATAGATTTCAGCAAGGTCGTTATTTCTTAGCTTTTTTCCCTAATGCTGGAGGCACGAATGTTGGAAATGCTCAATACATTTCCTGGTACAACCTTCACGTTGCTAGTTTAACACAAAGAACGCAGCTTCCTCATGTAGAAATTGATCTTAACCGTGATACTGAAGCGGTTTTTGAGATTCCTTGGATGTCAGCATACTCTCACATGGCAGTCAAGGGAACTTATATCAATAATTTCACAGTCCCTGGTTCTTTACTTCTCTGTGCTTATTCTCCTTTAGTTGCACCCACTGGTTCTACTACTGCTAGTTATACTATTTTCGCCCATTTTGAGGATGTTGATCTACAAGCCCCTTGCTATCCACAATCTCGAGCTAACTTTAAACGCTCCACTACAGCACAAGAGTCCGAACAAAAAGCAGCAGGAGTTGGTCCAGTCTCCTCTACACTAAGAAAGGTTTCCCAGGCAGCCGATATCGTTTCTAACAACATTCCTATGCTTTCTGCTATAGCAGCTCCTGTCTCTTGGTTTACCGATATAGCTTCCCAGATTGCCTCTGTTTTTGGTTGGTCTAATCCTCTAGATCTGTCAGAAGTTACTAGAGCTGTCCAGACTATTATACCATATGCCAATAATTGTGACATGATCGATAGTGCCATGCCTCTTGCCCTTTTTGGAAGAA